GTACCTAGTGTCTTACGACAATCACCAAATAATACTGTGTTTCTCATTTTTTAAAGACACCAAATTTAGTTAGTAAGTAAAGTGATAGTACTGTCCAGAATACTATCTCTAATCCTATGTTATTCATTTACTATAATGTTTCATCATTAAGTTGTAAGCAACTTGATAGTTACAAGCTTTAAGTATTTCACCATTGTGTATGACCATGTACCTGTTATGCTTACCAGCACAAGGTACAGCAGCCCATTCACCATAAGGATCCTTAGTAACAAATCCTGGCATCATAAACTTATCGTCTAATAGATACGGATTGTCTAATTTCTCTAGGTTGGGTCTGGTACGTTTTGCCATACTATATCACCGTATGTATCAACGACATACGCATTTATGAAATGATCTGAGTCAGGGCAGTCTGCTTGCTTGGGGAACCAAGCACCAGCATTCACTGTAGCAGTGTCCTCTGTCTCAAACCTGATAGTAGTATACACCCCTTGTTTGATGATGTCAAGTACATACTCATCCATGAATCCTTCATACCATGAATTCACGGTTGCTTTCTTACTTGCATCAAGATTATTATATGTGCTAAGATCCATGTATACCAAATAACATTGGTTACGATTAGCATAGTATTCCATCAACTGAAATACTGATAGTTCGTTACCCTGTATGATCATGACATTCCTTCTAACTCATCACTAGCATCTTTGATAATTCTTTCTAAGAAATCTCTATTCTTCTCAGTATCACGACCACCATACTCAGCCTCTATTCTATCTGTTTTAATCTTATCATACTCAACCAACATATCATTGAAGTATGTCTTATCAGTCTCTGACTTAAGTGTCAAGAAATATGCTATCTTATCTCTGAACTTCTTAAGTCTATGCTTACCCATTTCAATGAACTGACCAGTAGTTGCAAGATAATCTTCAGTTGGGTAGTCTACCTTGTATACTTTATTATAAAACTCTGGAGATATAGGGAACTTAGTATTCTCTGTGTCATTAGTAAACTCGGTAGAATCAGTTAGTTCTCTTAGTTTAGTTCTATACAATGTATACTGTGCTTTAGTATCAGCATCAATTGGTGCATCAGGTAACTGTGTCCAATCTGTTTCATCCAACAAGAAATTTCTTGCTAGTCTTATACTAAATGGTGAGACTGCTTTCTGCTTAGAATACATTCTAGCTAATTCATCTTGGAAATCTTGGTTCTCAAGTGAATCAATTAAATAGAATCCTTCAATTAGTTTATCTTTAAATGCAGTTGCTTCGGCAGCACCAACTGCCTCCATCTCATAGTCAACCCACTTAAATGTATTAGTCTTAAAGTCTTTTACATACTTCCTACGCTTTGCAGTGTATGAATCATTGGTAAAATACTGAAACGTGATGAGTTTATCCTTGTCACTATCCCATAAAGGGTATAACAATGGAGTGAGTGTATCCTTCCAATATGTTTCAGGAATAGTCTTTGGTGTACCGTTGTACTCAATCTCCTGATTGATAACATCTAACTGTACTTGCAGTACTGGTGCATCTGCCATTGTATTTTAGTATCTCCGTAGTTATATTTAGAATGCTTTGATCAAGTACTTACATAATATGTAAGGATGCAAGAGTGGAACATCAATATCAGGATCAATAGTTGCTTGTGGTTCTATCTTAGTAGTTGATTTTAATGTCAATGTTGCTTCAGATGCACCAAGACCAGAACTATATGTAATACCTGGACCTGTCTCACCTTGAACAGTATAACTTAATGAGTCAACACCTGGTTTACTGATCTTACCAGCAGTAGGAACAAATACAAGACCACTCACCTTTTCATTCCAATAAATGAATTCACATATACCATAGTGGTCACTGTCTGCATCATTATCATTAGCAGCACTAGGTGTTGCACGTGGTTGTTCAATCTTTATCTTAGTACCAACTGCTTTAGCATCTGTTGGCATTGCTACTGAATAAGTATACCATTTAGTATCACCACTTGCACCATCCCATGCTTGACTGAGTACAGGAACATCACCAATAATAGGATCAGTTCTAACTGAGTTTGGTGTAATAATAGTATCAATTAATGTCCAATCAGTTGAATCAGCAGCTTGATAGTATACACGTAGAACTTCTTCTGGTACGTTACCACCATTGACACCATTACCTCTACATGCCTTGATGGAGAAATAATTGCAATTGGTTGTGTCAACTGGATTCAATGTAATGAATCGTGTGCCAGTTGTACCACTGAGACCACCGAACTTGACATAGTTGGTATATTGTTGTGAACTATTAGAAGCAAGAAATAATTGATCAACAACACCAGCAGCATCATCAACTGTGGATGTAACCTTAGTACCACCACCAGCTCCGTTCATAACATAGATGTATGGTATCTCTGTGTATCCACCACCAGCAGAATCTAAATTGATTGCTGTTACTTTATTAGATGCTACAGTTACTGATGCTTGAGCAGCAGTGGTAGCACCACCACCAACAATATAAACGTCTGGTACTTGTGTGGTTGGTAGTTTAAAGTTGCCAGCACTACCAGTACCAGTACCACCACCAACAATATTTACATCCCATACTGTGTTGTCTTGTGATCCTGATGCAATAATGTCACCTGTTGATGTACCTGTTGATCCACCAGTATATCCAACAATCTTACCTAATCCAATCTTAACATATCCATCACTACCATTACTTGTAGAACCAGTAGTTTGTCCACCTGGACTAACACCTGCTCCACCACCACCAACTGTAACTGATACTGAACCAGGATTATTTAAGTTAGACCATTGTATTGATCCACCCCAGATAGCACCTGATCCACCACCACCGCCTCCAGCAGTCCAGTAATCATTATTATATGTGACGCTTAAACTAACACCACCTCCACCAGTATTTGAATGACTGAATGAATTGAGACTAAACCAGTCAGTACGATAAGAACTAACACCTGAAAGTCCTGCACCACCACCTTGGTGACCTCCATCTCCTCCAGGAGCACCGCCTGGACCTCCTGATGCACCACCATTTCCTTGTCCACCAAATGATACACCATTTCTAGCAACGCCAGCACCGCCAGCTCCACCTCCACCACCGATACATCCGTAGTGTCCACCGCCACCACCAGCACCTGGACCTAGAGCTTGAGTTGTTCCATCTGGTTGAGAATATCCTGATGGTGGTCCTCCACCATTAACGCCAGCACCACCGTCATAACCAGATGCACCAGCACCTCCACCGCCACCAGCACCTGCTAAGATTTGAGTACCACGCATGATCATGCCAGCAGCACCGCCACCGCCACCATCTGCTTCTAGGTGTCCTTCACCACCATATCCACCATTAGCACCCATGCTATTGGATCCACCATTTCTACCACTAGCAGCACCACCAAATTTAACATTCCACCCACCAGTTGAAAAACTACTCAACTGTGACTGAATCATATCAACAACTAACGTGCCACCATTATATCCTGTGTATCCACCACGACCAGCATTTCCACCCTTTCCACCTCTTACTGTGAATTGTACTGCACTTGGATTAGTAATACCCTGAGTATTAAATGTACCATCTTGATTAAGTGTCTCAGTATATGTACCACTTTGTCCACCGACGAGTAGATTTATACCAGCAGTTCCATTTCCTGGTTGGTTCTCACCCCATAATCCAGCAGTTCCACCACCGTTAGGATTATTTGGATAGTCTGCGACTGGCCAACCATCTGATGTCTGACCATTAACACCATTACCACCATCCTGACCATCTGAATTACCAGTGGCTGAAACACTACCAGATTGTGTGGCACTACCACCATCACCACCGTCTCCTCCTTGCTGTCCGTTGGATGCACCTCCACCCTCTCCACCTTCAGCAACTAAGTTTAGATCACTACCAACAACTATACTACTATTGCCACCATTATTACCAGCAACATTACCAGCAGCACCTGATCCACCACCACCAGTAACTGTGTATATTAATCTATCTGGTGTACCTGTAATATTTCCTAAGTTAATGCTGTATGATCCTGGTGAAGAATATGTCCACTCATCTGAATAATCATATACAGGAGTACCACCAGTGTTAACTGTTCTACCACCAATATTAGATGAACCAGTAAACTGTTTCATTACTGGGTCAGGTATGTATGTCTGGAACACATAAGAACCAGCACCTTGAGCACCTGATGCCATATAGAACTGTTCATTTGCAGCAGCAGTTGGATCTTTAAGTGAACCACAACCACCAGCACCACCAAATGCATCAAATACATCATAGGTAGCAACAGTATTATCTGTAATAGGACTTCTTAATAGTCCATGCTTGTGTGTGAATACAATACCACCAGTAGGATACCATCTAGCAAGTCTACCTCTACCTTCACGATAGTCTTGTAGATACCTATCACCACCTGCTTCTGCTTGATATTGGTTAAATCCTGGTACAGTATGATATACTGTGTGACTATGTTGTGGAGCACCAGAGAGTTTAGTCTCTCTCATTGTTATATCAATCTGTTGTTGACCAATAATAGTACACTCAACAGTCTCAACAACATTCTCATATCCAGTAGTAACTATTCTACCAAGTGAGAAGTATTCATCTTGTTGATCCTTATCAAGATACCATGCACCACCTGTAGTACCAACACCAAGTGTTGAGTTACCTACGTTAGGAGAGTTGTTACCAAATACAGGACCATTACCAACAATCTTTCTCGTTCTTAAATCAGGTACTTTAAATGTTCCTAAGTTTGGATCACCCCACCATTCCATTACATTATTAGTATTGATACCTTCAATAGAACCATCATCACTAGTAATTCTTGCTTCAGCAACAGCACCAGATCCACCACCACCTGAGAATGTTATTGCGGGTGCAGTTACATATCCTTGACCAGGATTAATAACATCAACACGTACAACCTTTCCATTTTCAACTGTTGCACTTGCTGTGGCATCTGTCCCACCAGCAGGAGCAGCAGCAATTGCTACGTTAGGATTAGATGTATAACCAGATCCACCATTTGTTATATCAATACCACTACTAGCTCTACCACCATACTTGTTACCAATTAATTCAAATAATCCTGGAAAATCACCAATATTATACTCTGCTCCATCACAATACAAATAACCCTGATGAGTATATGCAGGATCATCTTTTACTGCATAAGCATTACCAGTAGTCTCTGTTAAAGCAGGGAATGTGGTAGCACCAAACTTAACAAAATTATGATCATACGAATTTGTGCCAGTCTTTAAATTGGGTACAATAGCACCCACTGGTGTTGTATCTACGGTAAGATCTGTATAGAAACCTTGCCTAGTATTTCTGTATAATTGTGTTGATGTCATTAGATCTTAATTAGGTATTCCATTACAACAAAAGGAGCACATGCACTATCTATTGAAACTGATGAGTCTGCACCAACTGTCATAGTAGTTTGTAAATTCTCAGGTGGAATGACAATAGCATTTGTCTTAACCTGATAGTTATGATCTCCTTTCTCTAAATCAATACGATGATTATGTATAGTAGGATCGAGACCTCCCTCACGTGGTAATTCTGCTGTATCTGTTATAGTATTCTCTAGGTCTGTTGTAGCACGACCAGTAACTACTGAATCATTTGCTTGTAGTGGTAACACATCATATAAACTGTTACCAAGAAAATCTTCAGGTACACCTTGAGCACCCTGAATATATGTTGGTTGAACTGTTATAGTATCATTAGAAATAGCACCTCCACCTGGAATACAAACAAATAATAATTGTACGACGTTTCTATAACGTGCTATATTAGATCCATCAGCAGAACCAGCAAGTGTTCCTCTATTAATAGGACCCATTGTTGAGTTTAATATACAATTATATGTGTATTGATCACCAGCACCATATATGCAGTGACCCCAATAGATAGTACCCTGTGGACCTTGTGTTGATGTTGCACCACCACCTGAACCTGGAGACCATTTATCTATAGCAAAACAAGGTTGTTGTCCTGATCCTGGTACCCCACTACTATTTGTAGTTCCATCCAACCAATCCTGAATAGGAATAGTAGAAGCATTTCTTCTACCAAGTTGACCCTGAACCTGTGGAGCATTAGTACCAGTCTCTGTTACTGCTAAGTTTCTCGCTCTTACAGCAGAGTGGAAGTGTGCGTGTGGATGAATAGTATTCTCTTCAGCACCTTCACTATCTGTACGGTGTGTTGCACCAGCATATGTCCAAGAGGGTTTACCTCTAATATCAATCTCTTGACTTGGTACTGAAATAGATCCACTATAATCTATTCTAACATTATCACCAATAGCAGAGACTGCTTCAATACCAATACCAGATCTACTAACCTCTGTACCTAATGAATTATCTAATCTTATATTATTATATAATCCTGAGTTAGCACCTGAAGTTGGTTCAGGATACTTAGAACCAAGATCGGGAACCATAAACTGTGAATCAGTTAATGTATCAAAATTTGATAGATCATTATTCTTTCTGATAAACTTACAGTTCTCACCCACACCACATATAGCTGCTAGTTGTGGATAATCATCTGCATAATATTTTGTACCATCACATTTTAAATAACCAGCAGGTAAATTCTTTATATTAAGAGTACCATCAGGTAATCCCTCATACTCTACTGGCCAAATAATAATTTGACCTGTCAGATTACCATACTTAGCTCTTTCTTTAGCGTAAAATGTTGCCATTAGAATGCCTTGATGATGAATGTCATAGTTAACGAAGGTTGTGTAGTATCACATGAAATATTTAGAGCAT